AATTTTTACATTGGTGGTGTTACTTTCTTAGATACAGATGGTAACGAAGTTAGCTCAGTATTCTCTGATGGAAACTCCAACAGCAGCATACAGTTGAATGTCCCTGCTGGTTTTGAGGTAACTATTGTTGGGCTTAATACGACCAACTACCAGATCTTTGGAAACGTAACGAGCACAACCGCTCCTGCATTCGCTGACCAGTAATAGGAGGTAGTTATGGCTGATGCTGTAACATCACAGACTCTGATTGACGGCCCAGCACATGCGGTAATGAAGTTCACTAATGTGTCAGATGGCACTGGTGAATCTGCTGTTACTAAAGTTGACGTTAGTGCCCTACAGCCTAACCAAAACGGAATAGCTTGCACGAGCGTGAAGATAGAGCGCATATGGTGGCAGTGTATCGGTATGAAAGTACAGATACTGTTTGATGCTAGCACTGACCAGTTCTGTATTGAGCTTGGGGAAAACCAGAGTGGTAATCACGATTACACTGTATTTGGTGGTCTAACCAACAACGCAGGATCTGGTAAAACCGGTGACATCAACTTTACTACGGTAGGGCACACTAGCGCAGATACGTACACAATTATTTTGTACATGCGTAAAGACTTCTAAACGTGCGTAGCTACTACAAAAAGGCATCGCCGTGCCCCTCGTTCAAAAAAGGTGGTATGGCGGGCATGTCTGTAAAGAGTGGGGACAAGCGCCCTACTAAGTCTGGTGCTGGCATGACAGCAAAAGGCGTTGCTAAGTACAGACGGCAAAACCCCGGTAGTAAGCTACAGACCGCAGTGACGGAAAAGAAACCTAGTGGAAAGCGTGCAGCGCGTCGAAAGTCGTTCTGTGCGCGTTCTGCTGGACAAATGAAAAAGTTTCCCAAGGCCGCTAAAGACCCTGATTCTAGGTTGAGGCAGGCAAGGAGAAGATGGAGGTGTTAGTTGGCGTACTTGCAGAGCAACGTACCGTATTTCAAATGCTGGGTAAGGAAAGAATATACCCATAACCACGAGAAGTATCATGGCGAGTTTATTCACGCTATGGCGATTGCAGTAACGACGATGCCAACTAGGTGTTTGAGTTTTCAGGTAATTTTTACTGGAGCTGAAACATATGACGAAGAAGACGAACCCAATGTGCATGGAGGTGCGATGTGGGCACGGATGCCGATTACAGCGTTGGTAGGAGACACCCCTCTGGAGGAGTGGCCCGAACCTATGCCTGTGTGGGCAGCACAGCCTTGGGATTGCAGTTCGAGGGATCACGCAGTGTACGTGCTTGACAGAGCCACACCGTGTCCTTGGATGGCTAAGATTGACGGGGAAATGTACCCCGCGAGGTATATGTTCACAGTGGACTATACGAACAACGAGATTGCAGATGACCCTGCACAACACAAGCAGAGTCATGTGATGGAGCTACTGGATGCCGGTGAGTGGACAGGCAATATTATAGCTCTACCAAACAATAGGGTGCGGGTGACACATCCCGCTTGGTTTGAAACGGGAGAGGGCGCACCAGATTTTCGTCCTTCTCAACACATTCACTACAGCAAGTCCGATCTGGACTACACGCTCGACGTGAATCAAGTGTTTGATAATCTGTATGCAGACAAGGAGTAAGTCATGGGGTTATTTGATAGGTTAACTAGAAAAAGACAAGACACCGCACCTAAAAGAGCCACTCGTCGTGGTAGAGGGCCGGGGCGTACACGACAGACTCGTGTGGATGATTTGGAGCAGGTAAGGGATAGGAGAAGACCGCAAGGCGTAACGTCACCTATAAAAGACGCTACGAAGACCACTGCGGCACCTACAACATCTAAAGTAGCGGCACCGGGGAAGACTCCCACAAAAACTACAAACAATCAGAAGCCCCCTGCTTCGGGACTTGCTAACGTAACAGGCACGGAACAAGGGAAAACTGGTGGCGTCCGACGTAACGTCGGTTCTGGTAGGGAAAAGAAAGCTAATGTTACGCGAGAGCAGCTACAGAAAACTGGTCTGTCGTTACGTGACTATCTTAACTTCGTGGATAAGAACGACAGACGACCTACGTCTAAAGCTGATTCAGAAGCCGCCAAAAAACTTACAGCGGCGTTCAAGGCAAAGAAAGCTAAAAAAGCCAAGGGAGGCGGCATGATGAAGTCGAAAATGAAAGCCAAGGGCATGAAAGCTGGTGGCAAGATGAAGGCCAAAGGCTACAAAGCTGGCGGTAAGATGAAGTCCAAAGGTTACAGTGCTGGTGGCAAGATGAAAGCTAAAGGCATGAGTGCTGGCGGCAAGATGCCGATGGTAAAAGATCCTAAGACCGGCAATATGATTCCCGCGTTTGCTGCTGATGGCAAAGGTAAGATGATGGGCGGCGGCAAGGTCAAATCAAAAGGCTACAAAGCTGGCGGAAAGATGAAGTCCAAGATGTCCACTAAAGGTGGCGCAAAAGGCGGTAAAAGGTCTAGTACACCGAAGGTTCGCGGTGCCGGTATCGCTCGTAAGGGCGTGCGTCCAGCGAAGATATACTAGGAGTTAGGTATGGCTAAAGACAAAAAAAGCAAAGGGCCATTTAGCTTTATTGGAGAACTAAATGAAGCTCGCAAAGATGTCTTTGGTGCTGGGTATGAAAAAGAAGGCGTTAGAGGTCTTATTCCCGGTATGTCAGAAGACAGGCCAACTATGGAAGAAATACTTGCATACCGAGAAAAACGCCTAGCTGAAGAGAAAAGAAAAAAAGCCGCTCAGAAGAAAAAGCGACAGCGTATAAAAGAAAATCCTAGTCTGTATAAGGGCTACAAAAAGGGTGGCAAAGTAAGAGGCGCTGGCATAGCTCGTAAGGGCGTGCGTCCAGCGAAGATGTACTAGGAGAAATATATGCCATTACCAGCACTAGGCGCAGTAGCTCAATTTTTAGCATCAAACGGTGCTAGGGCAGCAGCCGTAAAGTTTGGAAAAAAAGCTGTCGAAGCCGCTAAGAAAGAACTTAGTGATCGTGACAAAGCCGTCGGTTCTATGGCCGATAAAGCTAATATCGGCGTCAAGAAAGTACCAAGTCCTCAGTCAATACGCAGAGGACAGGATACTATGCGTGATAAGCGAGTGACTAAAGAAGAAGCAAAACGCACACGCAAACCTTTTGAAGAAGAAGTGCCTTTGAAGTTTAAGAAAGGCGGTAAAATTCGTGGTGCCGGTATTGAGCGGAAAGGTCTACGTAAGGCTAAAATGCGATGAGACGCTATTATAAGTCAGGCGGTAAGGTGAAGTCGGGCGGTAAGATCTGCCCGAAAGGCAAAGCGTGGGCCAAGCGTACGTTTGATACCTACCCGTCTGCTTATGCGAATATGGCAGCTTCTAAGTATTGCAAAGACCCTAACTATGCAAAGGGCAGCAAGAAGAAGAGTAAATAATGGGTCAGCTTAAACAGTGGCGGGATCAGCAGTGGGTACGTATCGGCACCGATGGCAAGATCAAAGGGCCATGCGGCACGTCGAAAGACAAAAAGAACCCTGATCGCTGTCTACCTAAAGCCAAAGCACAGTCACTTAGTCAGTCTGAGCGTGCTACTACGGCACGTAAGAAGAAAAAGGCAGGTGCTAGAGGGCAGCAAGTGGTGTCTAATACTCCCAAAGCCAAGGTTAAAACAGCGAAAGCTGGTGGCCCAATACGCGCAAATCATAAAGGTTGTGGCGCGGTGATGAGTAATCGCAGAAAGAAAACGCTGTACGTACAAGGTAGTAGGCCATGACAACATCTGGAACAACTGCATTTGATATGGACTTCACGGAGATCGCTGAAGAAGCGTGGGAGCGTGCGGGCCGTGAAATGCGTTCTGGGTACGACTTACGTACCGCCAGACGTTCTATGAACCTGATGACTATTGAGTGGCAGAACCGTGGCATCAATATGTGGACGATTGACGAGGGCACTGTGACGATGGTTAAGGGTACAGGTCAATACGACTTGCCTGCCGATACCATTGACCTGCTAGAGCAAGTCATACGGACAAACAGTGGGAACACTACTACGCAGTCTGATCTGACCATAAGCCGTATTAGCGTTAGTACATACGCATCCATACCTAACAAGTTAACAGAAGGCAGGCCGATTCAAGTTTACGTAGAACGTCTTAGAGATAACCCTAAGATCAACGTGTGGCCTGTACCTGACAAAAACGA